GTGCGTTGATTAAGGCTATCGATGGTAAGACACCGTTGGCTACTCAAGCGTTCAACTATTTAAGGGGGTGAATCATGGGTAAAACAGCAACAGCAACTATCACACTCGTAGTAGAATATGATGTTCAGCAAACGTTTGAAGATGACATGTCGATACATGACATGCGTGAAAACTGGGATGAATTCATAGAACTACCTGAAGGTTGCATGCCTAAAGAATGGGAATACTGTGAAGTTACAGTAGGTGCAATCGAATGTGAAGGAGAAATGTTGGAATCATGGTAACTAAAGTACTATTGGTGGGTGTGTTGGGATTCATAGGGTCATGTTACCCTGTCTCTCACACTAGCCGAGTTCAAGTGCCTGTTATCACAGTGCCTACCTCGACAACGATAGTGTGGGAGGAAACCGACTACGCTAAACACGTTGCTTCTGAACCTATAGAGGAGTGTCCTGCGTACGGTTCGTGTGACATACCGGAACATGAGTACATCGCACATCTTCCTACGTTGCATGAACTGGTGCGGGAATACTTTAAACCAGAGGATGTGTCTTTAATGTTACGAATTGCTTTCTGTGAATCGTCTGCTAAACCAGATGATAAATGGTCAGAGGCTATCAATCCTAAGAGTGGGGCGACAGGCTGGTTTCAGCATATGCCTGACTGGTGGGAGGAGCGTAGTTTTAAGGCTGGGTTTAGTGGCTGGCATTCTGTTGAACCACGTGCTAACGTGGGGGTAGCAGCATATCTATATTACAATATGGATAATAATAAAAGGTGGGGTGGCGCATCCCACTGGTATCCAAGCAGACGATGCTGGGAAGGAAAATAATGGGAATACCACCATCAGGTTTGATCGAGACTCTCACACGGGAAGAGTATCTTCGTTACCGTGAAGAGGATCGTCAAAAAGAAAAAGTCTTTGCCAAAGGGGTAAAGCAAATATACAAGGAGGCAGCAGCCTATGAGTAATAAATTAGACAGTTTCCCTACGACGACGGGAGCAATCAGACGTAGATACGACTGGGATGAATGGAAGGATGGAGAAGTTCACGAACTTGTGAACCCTGACGACTTTGAAGTGCCGGTTGAAAGTATGAGGGCTATGGTCTATAGACATGCTAGTAACATGGGTGTGCCTGTCCGTACTGCTAAGACAAGAGCAGGTTTGGCTATTCAATTCATTCTCGATGATGATGGAGAGATATTAGAGTGGTAAAACTGACAGACCATGAAGGCAATACACATGATCTTATTCCTGTTGTCACGATTGACTGGGGGTACAACCCTGCTGAGTTTGATTGGGCTACAATATTAAGACATGAAATAATTGCTTTAAACTCTGTGCTTAATAATAAACAAAACGTGTTGGATACTCTTGATGGTATTCAATCCGCAGAAAATGTAAACGATATTATCAGATGATAACAATTTGGGTGGCGGGGCGCTCCCCCTCCTTTGCGCCTCGTCACCTTTTAACTTAAGGAGAAAAAATGTCAGACGACAACAATGAACAAGTAGAGATGGACATAGGGCAGTTCGCTGCTTCTTTGGCTGTTATACAAAACAAACTAATAGGAGATTTCCTGCACGATTTAGGACATATATGTCATAAATATATGAATGATTTTGCAGGGTTAATGGAAGGGTTCGAGAATGTCCCACAGCCGGAACACGAAAAAGAAGAAAAAAGTAACACAAACTTAATATTAATTGACGGCGAAAAGGAGTAATTTGTTGTAGCCTCCCATATGAACATATGAAATATGAACAAATGACCGTCACGAAGTGACGGTAACATATGAATATATTCATATGGTGCTTGACACACAACTTAAACTAAACTAAGATGGAAACCATGCAGCCTACGAAACCACCAGAAGACGCAATCATCCTCAGACAATCATGGTTAGGTGATCTCGCCATGTGTCCTGAGAGAGCCAGACAAGTCCGTGAAGGCGTTGCGATAAGCACAGACTCATCCAACACCGTTCTAGGCTCCGCAGTTCACTACGGGATAGAACAGTGCCTTATCGACAAGATGGACACAGGCGTACCCATGTCCAAAGCAGACACGCTAGACGCAGCGATGCAGTACTGGCAGAGTCACATCAAAGACATCGTAAGGTGGAACCACAAAGAGGGTGAACCAGAAAAGATTATTGAAGCCAACTCCAACGTCTGGTGGGACGAAGTGATGCCCGATATACACCCAGTAGCAGTCGAGTATGAGTTCTGCCTTCCGCTCGTACCCCAACACACGCCAGAGATATGGTTAAAAGGAACCATCGACTGCATACAAGAAGCACCGTTGCCTATACTGGATTGGAAAAATCCGGGTCGTAAACCATCGGCTGAGTGGGAGAAGAAACGCTGGTCAGTTCAAGCCGCCGCATACACGTGGGCTGTTCAAGCAATGGAACCACAAGGCTTCGGACAGGCGCAGAACTTTGAATTCGTTTACCTTGTGAAAGGTGCAGTACACAGAACATACTTAGAACTTGGACCAGCAGATTGGGCAGGATTGGTTGCACTTGCCCATTCTGCTGGAACACAAATAGCCGCCAACCTACCAGAGTGGCCACTCCAAATGAGTGGCTGGCACTGTTCACCAAAGTGGTGTCCGGCATGGAATTCTTGCAGGGGTAGGTATGCGGGTCCCGACCCATGGGATCAACTATAGGAGGTAATAACCTTATGGGAGAAAAAGATATACGGATATCCATATCACGCAGAAGCGTGGCACAGGTAGCACCGTACGAATCAGAAGAGGCTTCTGCCAGTGTGGAACTCTCACTAGATGCTGACACTTCAGCCGAGGAAGTGATAGCACAACTCAAAGCGTGGGGTGATCGTATCGCTACCGCTAACTTTGAAGCACTCGGTATAGGCTACGAGATCGATGAGGTTGCTGTTAGACGGCTCCAAAAAAGCGTTCCCGAAAACAACCAGAGTCCTGCCGTGGCTGCCGCCCCGTCAGCGCCAGCATCCGCTCCAATCAAGAGTGCGTCGGCTGACGATAACGTATGGCGAGACATAATGGACAACTCAGACAACTGGTTTGTTAACTGGCCTGACATCGTTAGTGGCGTAGAAAGCAACGCCAGCCGTCCCGCTTACAGGAAAAAGGGACCTAACGGTACAGGAGTTTGGTTAATCAACCGTGATAAAGAAAACTCTGCCGCATTCCCAGAATGGTTTGTCTGCCCAAAGACAGGCAAAGGTGCAGAAGAACTTCTTGAAATAGGTAGACAAATCAAACAAAAATCCTTCGCTAAGTAGGGGATATGGCGGTACTTCACTCAGAAGAAGAGATCGCTCGCAGATTGGCAGAAGCACAACAAGAAGCGGACGACATAACTTCAGAAGAGATAGAAGATACGTCACCACAACGACCTAAGCGTTTCCCACTCTCATCCACCGTAGTCGAGAGTCTGGTCGGGTTCATCAGGAACCCAACGGAACGCTGGTACCTTGGGTTTCCAGAGTTTGATCTGGCGACCCGAGGTATAGGTCGAGGTGAAGTCATGATGGTTATCGGACGTAGCCACACAGGTAAAAGTCAAATACTTTTAAACTCCATAGTGTGGAACCTGATCAACCAACACGACTCATATGCCGTGATCTTTTCCTTAGATGAACCAAGAGAACTAGTTTTAATGAAACTGTTCTGTTTACTCAAAGGACGCTCATCAGAAGAAGTCGAAGACGCGATCAAAGCAGGAGACAAAGACACTCTCTCTGACCTTGAACGTGCAGCAACACAAGAACTATCTCGTGTAGCCATCATCGACGAAGCGATCAACCTGACAGAAATGAGTCGGGTAATGGAAGAAGCCAGAGCATGGTGGGGTGCTGAACCCTCATTCTGCATGATCGACTACCTAGAACTGCTACCCGGAGGGGACGCAGACGCAACAGGAGTCACATCAAAAGCCCAAGCAGTTAAACGCTGGGCTAAAGATGAACGAGTACCAATAGGGTTAGTTCACCAAGCAGGACGAGGAAGCGCAGACCCCGGAAAAGCAGCCGGACTGTACGGAGGTAGATACGGAGGTGAACAAGAAGCCATCTTCGTGTTAGAAGTCTACCGGAAGAAAGACAGAACCGACCTGTCAGACTGGGAAACCCTATACCACGCCAACTCCGTCAACATTAACCTGTGTAAAAACAAACGCACAGCGAAACTGTTAGACCAAACCTATTACATGGACCCAATAGCAGGTCATGTACACCCATACCATGAGAACCTGATACCAGAGGCCCGACAATGAACTGTTGGCACTGCAACACAGAACTCATATGGGGTGCAGACCACGACCTAGATGATGACCTTAGACCAGCCATCATGGACGGATCATACTCAATGGTAACCAACCTGAGTTGCCCCTCATGCAATGCTTTCGTGGAGGTATACATATGAATCCCGAAACAATAGAAGGCTTCGCAGAACTATTCAAAGGGGGGAAGATAGCCAAATCATACAAAGATGGCTACTTCGCTCCTATGGAGGCAACAGATGGCACACATTTTGATGCCACAGGAGACGTGTTTCTGAGGGCTGTGGAGGCTCACCTGAAAGAAGATGATGCTGGCATAGGAGTTTACCCTCTGATCGCCTCAGAGGACCCCACAGACGGCTCTCAGAGCCTTGTAGTACACTGGGGTTGCGTCGATTGGGACGAAGGAATGGCAGAATCCTTTAAACACGCCAATAATGTATACAATCTATTAAAACAACTAGGTGTCAGATCATGGGTAGAAACATCCAGATCAAAAGGACACCACCTGTGGGTATTCTTTGAAGAACCACTCCCTGCACGTAAAGTCAGAGAAGGACTAATAGGAGCATGCAACATAGTTGATGCACCCATAAAAGAAGTAAACCCTAAACAAATAGAACTAACAGGAAAAGGATTCGGCAACGGACTAAGACTCCCATACCCACACGATCACGAAGCAGGCAAACAAGAAATGAATAACCTAGAATATTCTTTCTCAATGGTTCCAGTACGAGTGTTCGTAGAAGAAGCACTACCAACCAGAGTCACCGCTGAACAATGGGAACAAGTACACACCCTGTACAAACAAGCAGAACCTCCACCAGTCAGAAGAGAATCGTTCAGTTACACAGGACGCAGACTCACCGGACTAGCAGAAGCAATCAGACGTAACGGACCACGCAAAACAGCCGACAAACCACACGGTGACAGATCGTCCACCCTATTCGGGTTGGCATGTGCCATGATAAGACAAGGCTACACCGACGGGGACATAATGACTGAGTTAACTTCAGCCGACCAAGACTGGGGCGGAAAGTTTGCTTTACGCACCGACGGTGAGCAAAGACTACGGAGACTAATAGACAGCGCACACAACGACGCATGGAAAGACCGTGAAAAGTATAACACTAAAAATAAATCGTAGACCCAAAGCCAAGGCAAGACCAAGGCACAACAAAAAAGGACAGGTGTTCACACCCAAAGCAACCACCGACGAAGAGAAAGCAATCCGTGCAGCATGGGAAGAAGCAGACTTAGGAACCATGCAAGGACCAGTAGAAGTGTCCTTAACTTACACGCCGGAATGTAGTATAATTACAATACAGGAATCACCACATGATGCTACAACCCTGAGAGGAGACATAGACAACTATGTCAAACTCACATTAGATGCACTCAACGGGACAGCGTGGGAAGATGACAAACAAGTAGTTCGTATCAGCGCTGTAAAGGTAAACAAAATTGATCCTGATTGAATTAGAAAAATGGGAATATGAATGGGCATCTCATGTAGGTATCAGACGCTTTACGGAAAACTGGGAAAAACAAGATGCTACCCATTATAAACGCGAATACATGGAAGATGACAGATCCGCACAAGTAGCAGCAGCAATAGGGGAATTAGCAGTAGCAAGAGTAACCAACCAATACTGGGGAGGACACGTCTGGGCAGGTAACAGGCACCAAGAAAACCGTGGACGAGCAGACGTAGGACACAACATAGAAGTAAGAAGAGTTAGAACATCTAACAACGCAGCCGTAAGAAAAAGGCAACTAGGACAAGGACTGATCCTGTTCGTGGTACGACCAGTACCACCCGAATTCAGAGAAGTAGAAATGCTCGGGTGGATAGACCACGACGAAGCATGGGAATTAGGAGAGCCTTCAGGTTACGACGCTGACAACACCAGAGTAATTGCCGAGAAGTTCCTCCATGAAGTGACGGAATGGCAAAAAAACGAGAGTACTCTTACGAACCCGATAAAATAGTATGGATGGCATCAGCAGGACTACCAAACGTAGTTGGTTGCACCTCAGACACACGCCCATTAACCCACCTCCAAGCGTTAATGGAACAAGCGCCCGGCGTATCACTTAAAGTAGTACCCCTAGAAGAAACACTCCTACTTAAAGAAGCCTTAGCCGAAGCGTTTGAAAGCCTGTCACCCGAAGACTTATGGATAGCAGAAAGACTCCTCATAGAAGGCATGTCGCTACGCAAAGCAGGAGCAGTGTTAGGCATACCAAAAACGACACTCGCACGTAGACGCGACAAAATACGCCTACGACTAGTAGACGCACTAGTGGATTCACCAGCAGTTAGAGGCTATTTGCGTGATTAATCTTCAGGTAAAACAATAAGAGATTGTCTAATAATACCCATCAATGATGTCGCCCACGCAGCCCAAGCATACGACGCATCGTCAACGCCCTCAATGCCAGCGTGAAACGCTGCCAACAAAAACTCTGCTTCGTCCTCATCAAACACAAGAAGCAAACCAAGAATCCTGTCGCTAGTCCATTTAGCATGAGTACCGTCTTCGACATCAAATATATTCGCAGTCTCTTGCAACTCCTCATATATTTCTTTTTCAATAGCCCGCCCTTCATCCTCAATGAACTTATTCCACGCTACATCAAGAGCGGACTCTTCCATTATTGCTTCGCTACTTTATCTTTAACGAAAGTCTTAAGAACTGACACAGCCGCTGCCAAACCAGCAACACCCGCACCCTTCACCGATGACAAATCGGCTACAACAAAAACACCCAGAAACGCTTGCGCAAAAGTCCACGCTGCACGTTCCAACATATCTACCATGTTCTTCAATTTTTTTCCTTTATTAGATTAATATCTTGGACGACGAGGTTTTTTCTTACCAGCCATTAATCGTTCTCGTCAAACTTGGCTCGCATTCCATTAGCCATGCGAAGCATAGCATCGCCTGTTAATGAACCTTGATTAGCAGTAGGACGCACATTAGTGTCAACCAACACTTGTCCAGTCTTAACCAACCGAGGAGATGTTCCATCTAATTTGTGTGGCATCATAACCTACTTTCCGAAAGGGCGACCATTCTGATTGGCGTTGCCCAAATTAGTTCCCCGCAAATACGCTGCGGCTTTCTTAGCCTTCTGACTCATATCCCACATGTTAAATGAAGATGTAGAGTTATAAGGCTGATCATCCTGCGACCCAAATGTTTCTTGGAACGAAGGACCGTATCCTTTACCTTTTGGCATAATATATCCTTATTGTATAAACAGTGCGCCAAACGTATCACCGTTCACCACACCAGTAACCTTCAAAAAACCCTGTGTCTTTTGAAACTCTCTAACAGCATCACCTGTCTTCTTACCATAAACCCCATCAACAGGACCCGGATTGAAACCACGCTCCGCTAACTTTCCCTGCACCAAACGCACAGGCAAACCTCTGCTACGAGAAGGTCGAGACAAAGGAGTCTTCTTAACCTGCTCGTGTAAATCTTTAAAGAACTGAATAATCGCAGCCCAATCAACAGCATCAGGAGCGTGAGGAGTACCCATACCATTCTCAACCCAGTCACCCAACCAGTCACCCGGACATGTCGTGTACCCCTGACGGCTCTTCTTACGATGAGTGGAAACCCACAAGCCCTTACCGAAATGAGCCTCAGCCGCCTCAACAATAATCTTCAAAGACTCCAAAGACTTCTCAGGGACACTCTTGAAACCCCAACCAGTGAAACACACACTAATGGAACGACTATTCCAACCCTTAGTACCAGCGCCACGGTTATCCCAACCGCGCCCCTCATAAATAGTACCAGTCTCATCAACAAGCCAGTTGTAGCCAATACCATCCCAGCCTTTACCCATGTGATGGCGTTCAAAAGCCTTAACAGCCTCTGACCCACGAGGTCCGTTCTCTACACCAGAATGGTGTATAACAACGCCTGTAACACGAGCAGGGTTTAACCTGTCGAACTTTCCTTTAGGAGGAGGTTTCGCTCCCCAATCACTTCTGGATAAGTGTTTCATAACTATCAGCCCTTTCTGTCCCGACTATCTGACACTAGTACGAGATGTCCTACCCATCTTAATACGTGCAACCCCACGTTCAGCGTCTAATTTAGACTGCAAATACCTTAAATATTTAGCATAACTTTCTTGTCTTTCAGGAGTGTTACGCCTCACACTCAACCCAGCCATAGAAGAAAACATCGTTTCAAAAAACTTTGCCTGATACTTAGGTTCAGAAGGTATTATTCTTCGCAACGTACTCAAAGCCGGCAGCGCATTAGTGACCAGATATAAACTATGATCAGCCATTTGCCAACCCTCAGCCGGATCTTTCTCAGCCCAACCAACACTTTCCAACGCTTGCATCAACCCCGGAATACTCCGAATAGGCTGAGGAGCGATAACTTTCTCACCAGTAAAAGGCGCACCATAACCAGCCAATTGTTTCTGAAAAGCCATCTCCACAGGAGTCTTAATAATAGGAGATAACTGCCAAGCAAAACTTTGTAAAGTGTTCTTAACACCATACAAAGGATCACCCAACTCACCAGCCTGCACAGCAGTCGGATCATACCTCAACAAATCTTGGAAAGGAAGATCAGGTACAGAATAAACTCTCGCACCAGACGCAGTGAAAGGCATCCTGATACCAAAAGGTTGCAACAAATAATCAGGCACCAAACCATCATCTTCGGTACCCCACTCGAGGTTACGTTTAGCGTTCATCACAGCATTATATTTATTAGGGTGCTTACCTAACTGTTGCAACTGGTAAGGAACATTCTTACGAGTCCAAGTGTAGAAAGGCATCAACCTTTGCATAACGTTTCTTTCAAACTCAGTCAACTCACTGTAATCAAACTGTGACTTAGCGATCCGTTCCAAACCATCCTCAACAGAACCACCCCAACGCATAGTGTCCAACCCGACACCCAAACGAATAATGTCCTCAACCTGCATGTTAGCGCTTCTTATCATCTGATAATAAGCAAAGTTGCTAGACAAAGGAGACAGGCTTGTAGCCACAAGATCACTAGCGGCAGCATCAGGCATGCCGAAAACTATCTGACCACGCACATGGTTGCCTAAACCAACAGGAGTGTTAGCCATCTGTAAAGTACCAGCAGTCTGTCTGCGAGAATCAAGTCGATTTAACGTTTGTGATACACGGTCAGGTAAAATAGGTTGAGCGCCACCAGCAGTAGGTATCCTCACACTCACAGTAGCCTGACCACCACCACGCACACCCGCCTCCAACAACGTCACATAATTCTTCAAATACTCATCATCGCTAGCCTCCGCTAAAGCACGGGCAGCCTCAACAAAAGAAAGATTATCTTTGCTCGCCTTTTCACCAACACGTTTCGTGATGTTCGCTGCCTTAATCATATGCACAGGGTTAACACCATCTAACCATGCGTTAAAGAAAGCACCGAAAACGTTACGGAAAACGAATCCGGGTGTAGCGATCATTCCTGCTTTAAGGAAGTTTTGGAATTTGTCATAATGTCTTAAGAAACCTTCAACTTCTTTAGGAGTGTTCATGCGTTTAAACGCTTCAGCAGCAGCAACCATACCCTCATTCAACTCTGTGTTGCCTGTTGCTATACGCCAAGGACCCCAGTTGGACATGCCGTCCAACACTGAATCCATCCAAGTGTTAATTTCTCTACTGTCCATACCCATAGGGTTCGCTATAGGATCAAACTCGTCAGGTAATAGATAAGACACACGTTCGTAGGCTTCGCCACGTGTAGGTATGCTAGGCAAATCAGCACCTGCTTCCTGCAAGGAGGCTACACCACGTTGCGTACCGGACAAGTTTATAAAATCTGCCGCTTCACGAGCCAAAGCCTGTGCTTCCAACTCTGCGACGAGAGCCATTTCTTCTAACGCTTCTATATCACCAGCGGATTGGGGGCTTTCAGACCCAGCAACACGTGTCCGTAACGCTTCAGCCTCTTGACGCAACCTTTGAGCCTCATCAAACAGCCCCTTAGACTTGCCAGTAAGTTCCTGTGTAGCCGCTACGATCTCTTCGTCGGTCATATCAAACTGTTTGTATCTGACGGACGCTTTACGTCCAGCACGTTCAATAGGATCTAATGTCCTGTTTAATAATATGGATTGCTCTAACCGTGCTGTCCTGTTGAGAACATCATCGAGAAGCCCTCTGGCTTCGTCCATGTTGATCGTGCCGTTAATAGGAATATCGATAAAATTGTTGTGTCCAAACACATCGTCGCCTTTAGCGGCGTTCATGTACTCTTCCCATGATCCAAAGATTTTTTTAGGAAGCATCACTTCTTGCCAAACCATGTCCCCTTGTTCATCTGGTAATAGTTTCCAATATCCATCAAATCCCGGTCTTGGACCTTCAATTCCACTGGGGTCAAATTTGCTTTGATTAATAATGTTTTCAACATCACGCATTGCTGCAATAGACCGATCAGTTAACTTGATTTGTTTAGCACTCTCATTAACTAACTTCAATTTTTCTACTATATTAAATGTAGAATCATCAATTAGAGTTCTTAACTCTTTGTTACCTGCTTGTAAATCTTGAACAATAGTCACAGGTTTACGAGCAACTCTCATAGACACAGAAGGACTAATTAAAACTTCCGCTTCAGGAACATCAAAAATGTTTATTGGACCGCCACGTGTGTCCATAGCGAAAAGAATGTCTTTCTTTTTAACAGTGAACGCTTCCATTTTAGCGCCTGAAGTTCCAGACATTCTGTTACCTAATTGTGGTATGCCTGCTGCAACAGGATCATAAGTAGGGTTCAAAGTGAAAGAAGGATTAGTTTGTTGTTCTCCGAAACGGTAAACAGTTATTGTTTCTGGAAAGTCCGCTAACGCTTCTTGGCTACGTTTATGTAATTCTTTTTGAACGGCTCTTATCTCTCTATCACTTGGTAAATCACCCATAAAATCAGTAATTACTGGAATCGTAGTTAAATCACCTTCGTTAACCATCCCTCTAAATTGCAAATATGCTTCTTTAACATCCGCAGTTATCTCTCTTAAACCTTTAGCCTCTATAGCACCAGAATGAAACCCCTCTACAGTGTCCTCACCTATCCCCAATAACCGGCGTAACAGAATAGTGTCACCGTCTTGACGGTTATTAAAAATTCTGTCTAAAACTTCGTTAACGTTTTCGTTCTCTAATTTAGATAACCCTTTAAACACAACCGGCTCAGAAGGAGAATAACCAATCTGTTCAGGTATCTGACGGGTAACTAAACCCTCAGCCAACGAAGTAATCCTAGGTTCAAAAGTCTTAATCTGAGGAGCGATCACATTATTGAAATCGTCATACAACTCCTGATACCTAGCACCCAACTCGTACTGTCGTAACAACAACTCGTCAACTCTTTTAGGAACGTTACCAAAAGGCTGTAGAGTATTACCGATACCTGCCAACTCGCGTCCTATATCATCCAACTCGTCAGCAATGTTTTGCAACTCGCCAGCGACACTAACCTGACTTAAAACAAGTCTCTGATACTGATCCATCTCCTGTATACCACGATCAACTTCATCTAACAGAACTTGTCTAGCCCAATCCTGATCTATAGTATGAACCAACCCATCAGCATCTTTAGAAAACAATTGAGGAAGTTTTTCAACTATCTCATCAATAAACTCTGGAGAATCAGGTGATCGAGTTACTCTTGATAACCTGCTAGAAAAGTGTCCACTTTGAGTATAAAGTTCCACCAACATAGAAGGTTCAACCGGATCTGGAAGCCAGCCTGCATTACGCTGCATAAATGACGCTAACCGTTCAACAAAATCAGGATCAGATTCCGCCAACCTCGCAAACAACTGATCAAGCGCACCCGTGCCTTTAGCATTCTTAAAGAAAGCACCTGTACCAACCATGTTGGATCTAGCAGGAGTTAACATTTCTAAATCAACTATTATCCCATCAGTGATCCTGCCACCAACCGCAGAAGTTTCGGCTACTCGTGGGTCCCCAACACCAATAGGCATATCATCCCTGAACTTCTCAGGAGACTCCAACCTACGACGGTAATCCTTCAAAACCCGAGAAACTTCCTTCAAATCCTCCTCACTAGTAGCCCTATAAGCCATAGCCGCAGTCTGCAACCTAGTTAAACGCTTAACACCCTTAGCCAAATCACGAGCCTCAGCAGCAGCAGCATCCGCCACCATCTTCTCAGACTCCCTCCTCAAAGCATTCTGCATACTCTCAGGGAAACTCTCAATAGGCCAACCCTGACGTTTCAACTCAGACAACCAAGCATTATTAGAAACATCCATACCCATACCAGAACCCCAATTGTCCAACACCTTGAACAAATTGTCCTCATACATGGCTTCACCAAAAACATCCATACTCAAATCATTAATCTGCTGACGGACAGAAACACCAGCATCACGAGGAGCCTGAACAATAAAAGGCTTATCAGAACCCTTAGCCTGATTAAGAACCAACTCACCCCTATAAGTAGTCAACCTCCCAGCGCTACGAGCATCAGCCACAGCCTGTCCTTGTAGCGTCACAGGCTGACCCGGACCCCAACCCCTGCGTTTAGACGACTGGCTTGTTATCCTCCCAGAAATATCGAAATCATCCTCATAAATTTTGCTACTGAAACCGAAACGTTTACGCATAGATTGTGTCATACGACGAGGAATAAACCCTTGACCTTCTCTAGCGAGAAGTTCCTGCATAAGCATCTCAAACTCGGGGATCTCTTTGGAGGCTACATCTCTGACACCTTCCATCATTCTAAGAACATCGTTAGCGTACTGTACTAGCACTTCGTCAGGGAGTCCCCGCACCTCGTGCGGAAGGTTCTTAAACCAATCACTGTTACGGTTAATGCCCGTCGCTACACCATCAGCATTCAAGATCAGCATCTCTAATCGTGCAACAGCCTCCGCTAACTTGTAAGCATCAGTAGCAGTTATCTGCGCACCCACAACAGAAGAACGATTAAAAATAGCGTTACGCCCTTTTTTAACAATGTCTCTCACAAAGTTGCTTCGACCTTTACTAAACCTTTGCGCCGATTCCGCAGCCCAAGCCCCAGCAATAGTCTCAGGGTCATTAGACAACATTGCCTGTCTCCACACCTGATCAGAAACACTGAACCTGTTACGGAACATTTTAACCAACCCGCCTTGCAGTTCATCACGAACCTCAGGGGTTAAAGTCTTCCAATAATCCCGATTAAAAACCTGCCTAGCGTCCTCTGTTTCACTCTCGGAAAGTTTCTGCCACAGCCTCCAAGGTTTAACAGAACCAAAAAGAGGCAAGTTTCTTAAACCACGCTGAATGAAATCCGCTTGACGAAAAACAGGACCACCCTTAACACCCGTAGGTAATTTAACTTCCCTAGGCGCACGAGTGACAGTACCAACAGTCTTTCTTATATCTTCAGGAACCTGAGATGCTCTACCTTTACGCATCTCTGTAACAAAATCTTTATACTGCGCATCCGTGTAACCCCTCTTATAGGCAACAGGAACATTACGCACACGCTGACCATCTAACAAACGATGCAAAGGAGTGTCATCAGGGAACACGCGACGAGCCATTTTCGCAGCCCCAGTTAACCCGCTCCCAATAGGACCATCTAAACCTTTCAACCCCTCCCAAACCATCTTGTCAAGATTCCTACCAGCACGAGAAACAGGACCAGTGAAAGGCACACGTAAACGCATACCAGCATCCAACCCCATCATCTTAGCAACACCCTGACCAGCCTCAGTTTTGTTCAAAGACCGAGAAATAGAAGACATCGACCTGCCATCACGACCAGCCCTGATAGCATCATCAATCGCTTTCTTCATCTTACCAGCAGAACCTTTACCAAGATTCTTAACACCAGCCTCGTTGCCTAAACGAACCAAATCTTGAGGATCCAACTTACTTAAATCGTATAACTCGCTACCCATCTTTTTGTAGCCGCCCATGTTACGAGCAATAACATTGTAACCACCCATGTAAGTCAACGGGTCAATAGCAACATCACCAATAAAACCAATAGCACGATCCAAATGAATGTTATCTGCCAACACACCACCCGCTAACAAGCCAGCAGTTATACCACCAGTAAACGGAGTCAACGCTGCTAAACCAATACCAACAGCAGTACGTTCCTCACGAATCAAATCACCAAAACCATAATGAGATTTAGTCTGATCCCACCAATCAGACGTATCAAAACCTTCACCTTGAAAAAAGTCGATACCCTCTTTGAGGGTACTCGCAATAGCAGAACGACCCCAATCAAGGATACCTAAAGCAGAAAGAATACCGCCCTTACCCACCTTAGGAGCCTGAGGAGTAGCAGCACCAACCACAACATTGGACGATCTAGTAGGTAACCGTAAATTATTCAACCCGCTAGGTTTAGGAGGTGTAAAAGGAGTAGGTATTTTACCTAACTTGGCTCTGTTTAAAGCCTGCTGAACCTGCGTGTATACATTAGTAGCCACGACTAATAATCACCGAGTTCAAAAGTCCCATCTGGATTAGCAGTAAAAGGAGTACCTCTAGGAACAACTTGCCCAGTATCAGGATCCGTGAATGTGTATACTGTGAGAGCGCCCATTACTGGTCGTCCAGTGTAATTAGCCCAAACAGCACCAGCATAAGGATCTCCATATGCCTGTTCAGCAATCAGTTTTTCAAACACTTCACTCTTGGATGTACCCGGAGGTAACCATCCCGCATCTCCGGGTTTAATACCCGCTTTTTGAGAAAGAGCAATTCTTCTATTAACTTCTTTTTCCCAATCAGCGTAATGAGTACCCCCTACTCTCATTGCAGCAGTTTCAATAACTCCTGCGGGATCACCGACATCACCAAACACACCCGACTGTTGTTGAGCAAGATTTGCTTCCAACATAGGACCTATTTGAGCAAACTGAGTAGGAGTCATCCAGTATTGACCATCAATAACTTCAACGTTTGGTAAAACCATATCTTCAAAATCGGCGGCATAGAAACCAGAAGGAATAGGCTCACCATAAACATCATCATCATCTGTATCCCACGGTTCACCCGTAGCCGGATTAATACCTATATCATACCAACCAGTACCAACACCCTTTATAAGATTGCCTTGTCGATCATAGAAAGCACCCTCACGCCACTTGTCTGCATAACGCTCCGCTTCCAAATCAACAGCATCAACAGCCCGCTGTTCCTCAGCCTCCATAATTTCCATCTGAAGATCAATCAAATCTTTTTCCTGACGGGCAGCATTAGCCTCACCAATAGTCATACCAGCATAAGGACCCGAAGTCATAAACCCATAAGGTCTACCAGTAGCAGGATTAATACCCTGCGCTAAACGATCCAACGCTGCTTCATCTCTAGCAAAATCTTGTCCCGCTATACGCTCACTAGTTTGGAAAGCCATCTCACCAATAGGAATATCCCCACGCATACCACCAAATATGGCATTAGCATCAGCCCCAAGATATTCGGCTACATCCCTAGCAGCCAAAGCATCCTCACGCATCTCAGCGCGCCTATCAGCCGTATCAATCTCAGCGCCCAAAATAATCTCAATAGCCTTACTTACAAGATCAGACTTGTAGCCAGCCATAATGTTACCCAACATTGCGTCACGGTCATCTTTAGCCAACTTACCTATACGATAAAGAGAATCAATGTACTGGAACTGGGCATCCATCTGATCCCCATACAAAGTATCTATAGTATCGAACTCCATGTCGGATTCTATAACACCTTCAAAAGAAGCAATGTCTTTAATAGTTTGTTTATCAGCCTCACGAGCAGTCTTAGATTTAGATTGCTTCTCACTCCAAGTGTTCAACAACCTGTCCATCTCACCCTCTTTAAGAGGTTCACCTGTCATAGGATCTAACACAGTGTACTGATTAGCGAAAGTAGCATCTAACTGCTTCTGAGCCTCGCTTTGAATTATATCAATTTGTTCAATACCAGCATCTCTAGCATCATTAGTAGCCTTAGTAATCTCGTCTAATCTACGTTGGATAACAGCCAACGCTTCGTTTTGGCTGTTAACAAAATTGCCAACAGGAGTCATAGCCGCTGGTTTTTCTCCGGGTCCACCAAAATCAGTTTGTTGTACTACTTGATCAGGAACACACACACCATTCTCGGCGTGTTGCCCGACTGGGCAATCAATTGTGCCATCATCTGCTGGAGCGGCAGGCGCTCCGTATGCTGCGGCAAACTCGGGAGAATCAACCCAAGCAGCAGTCTCTTGGAAAGGTTGGTCTATATAATCAAACCACTGTTGAGAACCGACACCCGCAAAACTAGGATCAACCATCTGACCGGCAGTTGTACCCAATTCTTCACTAGTCATCAAAGATTCCATACCTAGGAACTGTTCTATATCAGCAACCGTGTAGCCCTGCTCTAAAAGATCCTCTGCTAAATCTGTTCTCATTTGTAAACGAGGATCATCAACCATTTGCTGCGTGTATACAGCATCGGGATCCCAATCTGCTGTAGGCACAGTTTGATCAAATGGAACTTGACCTAAACCTTTCCCAAATACACCTTGAGCCTTAGCCATCTCAAGCCATTGCGCTTCTTCAGGACTCATTTGACCAGTTAAAGCAAGATTTGTACCTTCATCGCGATCAGAAATAAAAGCATCTACAACACTTTGTGGAGTTGTCTGAGCATACAAAGGCACAGGAGGCGCAGGTGCAGTAGGTGCAGTAGCAGGAAGAACTGGA